TAGCCCGTGGGCTGGGTGCGCGTGCTCATGCCCGGCCCGACGATGATGGCCTGCACGTCCTCGAAGGCCTGCAGCGGCGTGTCGTCGATGTAGACCTGCAGGACGTTGTATTCACCCAGGCCGATGCACAGCCCGGACGAATAGAACATGTCGCGGCCGTTGGTGGCGAACTCGCTGTAGTCCGGGCACGCCAGGTCGGGGTAGAGCATCTCCTGCCCGTAGCGCACCGGCACGGCCTGGCCGATGCGCGGGCGGTTGCCCTGCAGGCCCACGCTGTAGGTGGGGCTGTTGTCGACGTTGTTGCCGTTGGCGCGCGGCACCTCAGCCGGGAACAGGGCGTTGACCAGCAGGCTGCCGGCGATCGACACGCCAACGCTGGCCACGGCGCCCCAGGCGGCGCCGTAGGCCGCGCCGACGAGGCCGCCGGTGTATGCCGCTGCGACGGCCACCACCAGCATGCCGACGATGCGCCCGACATTGCCGCCCTGCGCCACCTCGGCAAACACCACCACGTCGCCCACCCGCACCGGCTGCCACCAGTCGGCACGGCCGATGTACTCGCCGTTGATGCAGCACAGCACCGGCCGGCCGTGCGCCGGCACCAGGTCGCGGATGGTCAGGAACTCGCCCACCGCGTGCAGGTCGCGCCGGTCCAGCAGCACGTGCATGGCGCCCACGTGCGCCCAGCTCGCCGGCATGGTGCGGCGCAGGGCGGTGCTCATGCGCACCTCCACACCTGCGGGCGCGCGTAGCCGGCGGCCAGCAGGTCGGCCAGCGCGTGCAGCTCGACGCGGCCCACCTGCACGCCACGCGCGATGCGGCTGCGGGCGTGCAGCACCATCAGGCGGCGGCCGGCGCGCACGAACACGCCGACATGCGGCCCATCGACGGCGTGCACCAGCAGCACGTCGCCCGGCGCCGGCGTGGCGTCGGTCGGCGCCCAGCCGGCCGCGCGGCAGGCATCGCGCCAGGCCAGCAGCGTGCCGGCCAGCGGCGGCACATCGCGGCCCCACAGGGCGCGCTGCACGGCCCGCACCAGGCCCTTGCAGTCGTAGGCCTCGGGCCCGCAGGCGTCTGCACGCCACGGCCGGCCGATGTAGGGGTCGGCCATCAGCTCACCCCCGCGGCCACCAGGGCCGGAAAGCCCTCGGCCGTGTAGCTCACGGCCGGGAACGGGAAGTTGCTCACGTCGCCATAGCTGGCGCCGACGCGCACGTCGACGCCGTCGGTGTCGGCGCCGGTGAGCTCCAGCGTCAGCGGCGGCAGCTCGTGCGGCGCGCTGGTGTCGCCGGGCAGGTAGGTGCGCGCGATCATGCGCACCGGCTCCATCGTGCCGGCCGCAGCGCGCAGATGCGGCGACAGCGTGCGCAGGGCATTGCCGATGTCCAGCGTCGCGCCGGGGCTGCGGTTGTCGTCGCTCTCTTCGGGGAACACCACCCGCATCGGCACCGGCTGGAAGGTCACGACCTGGCCGGCGTCGAGCGGCGCGCCGGCTTCGATGGTGGCCTGCAGCGGGTCGAAGTCGTTCACCACGTACAGCGCGATCTCATTGCCCTGGGCGTCGCGGAAAGCCGGGTGGTAGAAGGCCAGCGTCAGCAGCTCGGGCTGGTCCACGCGCGCGAAGGCCCGCGCCTCGGCGAGGGCGGCGCTGTGGCTGATGCCGCGGCGGGGGGGCAGGTACGTCGGCATGGCTACACGCCCCTCGTCGGAAATGGGGCTGTAGGCAAGGACTCGCCGATGCGACTGGTACCCTTGGTGAATCGGAAGTTGCTGAAATTGCCGCCGATCGCGCCGTTGTAGCCCATGAGCCAGCCGAACGTGTCGCCCGTGGCGACGGCATTGGACTTGCTGAAGCCGCTGGATGTGTCGGCAAGAATGTTGTTCACGTACACGCGCGTGTAGTCAAAGACCGGGTCCGCCTTGTCCCGGCAGAACTTGAAGTACAGCCAGCTCTCGTCCGGGCACGAAATGGCCTGCGCTGCGATAGTCCGCGATGTGCCGCCGATGACCGAGGTGAATTCGTAGGCGCCCGCGGAGCTGCGACTACCTATCCACTGCCCGAAGTAGAAGAACCTCAGAGCGAGTCCGTTGTTACCGGTGTCGGCGCGCACCCAACCGTCCCAGCACCACTCGTCGTTGCCGATGGCATCGGCGAAGACGCCATCGCTTGTCATCTGCAGCCGTGAGCTGGAATTGACGCCTGCACTGCGGTACGTCGGAAAGCCGAACAACGGCCGAGTGGCATCGAGCGCCATGGCTCCTGTATTGCCCAATGTGAGATTCAGGGGGCCGGCGTCCTTGGTGACGATGTCCTGTCCGTTCAGCAAGAACAGCACATTGCCCCAGTGCTGATCGCCGACATCAGTTTCAGGCGGCAGGCTCGCGCCCCGCTGTTCGAATCGCGCCGACACGCGATAGATGCCGACGCCAAGCAATTGCTCCTGGACTTCGATGTAGCGGACCACGCGTGACACGAGGCCGCCTTGCCCCGGTAGGGCGTGCGCGAACCAGCGGCGCCCTCGCAGCAGCGTGTCGCGGTACCAGTCGCGCCACACCTGCAGCTGCTGCGGCGTGTAGGTGTAGATGTACTGGCTTGTCATGCCAGCGGCATCGCGCTGGCGTGCGCGCTGCTGCAGCGGTCCATCAATCGACGATGCCGCTCGCCTCGGGCGCGGCTGGAATGAGCCCGGCGCCGGCCCCGGCAATGCTGATGGGTAGGTGACCTGCTGCATGTCAGGTCAGCCCCATGCGACCGAGCCGCCCGGCAGGCTCAGCGCCGATTGGCCGGTATTGAGGGTGCCGGACTCGATGCCGTCAAAGGGTCCGTTGGCACTCCATGCGACGAACCACGGCCCGGCACCAAGGCCCGAGAAGGCGACTCCCTGGCTTACCCCGTTCTTGTAGAAGGTCAGCGAGCCGCCGCTCAGGAGAATGCCGATGACGGTGCCCTGTGTGAACCAGTTGGCCCCGTATGCGCGCGCGGAACTGTTGTTGATCTTGTTCCCGCCCGAGGCGTAGCCAAAGGATAAAAGGTCGCTCCCAACGGAACCCGTAAAGTCATGCGCCGCAGACGCTACGCCGACAATCCACGCGAGGGCTGCGCCCGACACGGTGACCTCTGCATAGAAGTCCCCGGTATTGCCGTGTCCGGTGACGCTGCGCACCGAGTGCCGGGAGTTGTTTGTGGTGGCGATCAGGTCACTGCCGCTCAGGGTGACGGCGGCCCCTTTGCTCGCGGCGTCCCATGGGTGAGGCACGGCCGAGCCCAGCCCGAACAGCATGCCAAGGTGCGCCAGCAACCCGCTCATGCAAACGCCTTTGCCAGCGTGGCCAGCCAGGTGGTGCCGCCGTCCAGGCTGGTGATGGCCAGCGCGTCCTTGGCGCCGCTGCCGGTGCTGACCGCGCCAGCCGACCCGCCGGCCCACTTGAACGATGCGGGCCAGGCCACGGTGCGCGGCGTGCTGTCCTGCGTGATCAGCAGCCACTTCGACGCGCCGAAGCCCGAGGCCGGCAGGTTGCTGAAGGTGATGCTGGTGACGTTGGCATTGAGCGCCAGCGTGAAGTAGTCGCCCAGTGCGCAGTCGATGTTGACGACGCCCGAGGAGATGGACAGCGCGGTGACGGCGGCGCGGTTCAGCGCCCGTGCGGTGGTGCGGCGCGACTCCAGGCGCGTGATGGTCACCGACTCGCCGGCCGCGTCGTCGACGATGACATCGCCATCGGTGCCGCCGATGGTCATCTTGCCGGCGGTCAACGCGGTGACGCGCCCGCTGCCGATGTTGTTCGCGGTGTTGCCCGTGAAGCCATCCACGCGCACGCTGTCGCCCACCGCAAAGCCTTCGGCGACGAAGCCGTCGGCCGAATCGTTGAAGCTGTTGTCGCTGGCCTGCGCGCTGATCGTCGTCGCGGTCAGCTTGACGCTGGTCGAAGGCCGCGACAGCTCCAGCATCTCGTCGCCGAGCAGTGCGCCGGACTCGGTCAGTTCACTGATGCGCAGGCTCATGGCATCCTCAGTCGGTAAGGCGCGTGTCGCCCGAGTCGACCTCGCGCTCCTCGCCCGAGTCGGTCTCCCGAATCGACGCGCCCGGCGGCGTGCTGCCGGCCACCCAGGCCAGCCCGAAGTCCAGTTCGATGGTTGCGCCCGTTGCACCGGACGGCATCACGGCCTGCAGGCCGAAGTTCAGGTTGATGGTCGCTGCCAGTAGCGGCGGCAGCGTCTGCGCGCTCAGGCCAAAGTCCAGCGCAATGGTCGAGGTGATGCTCGGCGGCACACGGTCCGGGCCCAGGTCGTCCAGCAGCTGCAGCGTGGCGCTGACGAAGTAGCGCTGCGTCTTGTCCACCTCGCACGCATAGTCGCCCTCGAACAGCGCCGTGTACCAGGTCAGCCCGCTGCTGTCGCCGCTGGTCTGCCCGCGGCGATGCACCGGCAGGTCGAAGTCCAGCGTCCCGGCCCGCAGCGTGTCCTCGTACCAGGCATCGAACAGGTCGAACTGCGCCTGCGTGAAGCGCCAGCGCACCGTGCAGCGCTCTGGCGCCGCCCTCCAGCGTGGCCGCATGCGCATCTCGCCCTGGTCGCGCTGCCGCGGCCGGGCGTTCTCCATCGGCTGAAAGCCATGTCCGTCGGCCAGCGCCGTGGGCAGGCCCGT